AAGTATACGGCTATGGTGATGAATCGTGAAGTACGGGATAACCCAGACGAAGGATGAGGCAGATCTCCGAAATGAGGTTATCGGTCTGATCGTGTCGGGTAATGAACTGGGCGCGAGTCCAGAAGTTACTGCGGATACGATTATGGATCTGATGAAGGAATTCGGAGCTGATTTTAGTGGGGAACAGCTACGAATTGAGTACCCAGTGAGTGGAAGGAAGGTTCACTGATGGGGCAAGAGGAAGATATTGGGCACGCGTTCCTAGGAGTGGTTGATCCATTGCTCAAGGTGGCAGTGATCTACGCGAATCAGATGCGAGATGGTACAGCTCCTGTGAATGTGGAGGCTTGGGCTCTGATTCGACAGGCTTTCCATGCAGGATTCGAGATTCCAGAGGACGCTTTCCCGAACGATCCACGTGAGTTGACGGAACCGATGAACATCAAGCCCCCGTTGGGATGGGAAAGGATGAACTAATGGGTTGGCTGGATACGAAGGAAGGTCAGCGTGGGCTGGCGGCCTGGAAAGAGGACCGAGCACCGCTGCATGAGGCAATGGCGAGGCCGAATCCAAGCCTGTTCGAGATTCCATCACAGTGTTCGTACTGCCGAGAGGAAGGGCTCTCAGAGGGGCAATGCTCTCGAGGCGACTGCTATGATGGCTGTGGGGATTGCGCCGAGTTGGGGGACCTGTCAGCAGAGAGAGAGTTTGGGCTGCTATGATCTACGAGGTAGAGATTGGTCTGTTCATCCAAGCGGATTCTGAGGATAAGGCCATCGAGATAGTTAGGGATTCAACTGCGATGGATAGGCTCGAAGGCTTAGATTATGAGAATAGTCCCTACGTGCAGATAGTTGGGCAATATGAAGAGGAAGGATTTCATGGCTAGTTGGGCACCCCAGGTTCACGTAGATGGAGAGTGGTCTGGGAACTCATTACGGTTTGAGACTAAGATGGAAGCGGAGGCATGGGCGTCGGCACTTCTAACTCGTTGGTTCGTACCTTCAGATTCTCGGGCAATAGAGTCGGATGACCCAGTGAACTACCGCCTGAACGCGGATGGTACGGTGGAGGCAGTCAAGTGAATGAGGCGCTAATGGCTGGGGATATCCGAGCGGTAGGAGCATCGCTGTATATCACGGCAGTTCATCAGGAGGGGAGCGGGCGGCTTATCTCTCAGTTCCATGCTCCGAATATGGAAGCAGCCATGAAGCAGGCCAAGGCTCAGGCTGTGGTGGACAACCAGATCGTCTATGTTTATGTGATCCAGGGCTGGGCAGTGCCTGATCCCCATACTGCGACGTGGGTAGATCAGGAGGGGTAAATAGGGGGAAGGCGGTTTTAAACCCAAACTTTTCCCAGGAAAATCACCTCATCGTATCACCGTCGATCCAGAACACACCGCCATAACCCGAAAAGTGCCTGAAAGAACCACTTCTAAGCTTCTATAGCCCATATAGCGCGAGGGACAAGCTTCATGACCGCCGATTTCGAGGACCAGATCTATGATCAGCAAGAAAAGATGATCCATGAGGCGTATGGGCCGCGGCGGGCTGCAGAGGCGAACTATGGGCAGGGGATCGACGAAGGGGATGATTACATTCAGATCGAAACAAAGGTATACGGGGTGGGGCGATTGATCTCCACGGGCTGGTACAAGGATGGAACCATCGAGCATCGCTGGGAACTCCTGCCTCGTTAGCCTCCAGCCTATTCATCATCAGCATAAACAACAAAAAATTTTCACATGGGTAGTGCATCATCATCAAGATCATCATCAACAAAGCTTTAAAAACAGCCTTAAGGGTTCCACATCATCAAGTGAGTTTTAGGTTTTGAAACTCATTCAGGTTCCTGAATGTTCCCTGAATCAAACCTGAATCTTTGAATCATCATCATCAGCGTTCAAAGATTCAGGATCCTGAATGAAACCTGAATGTTCCCTGAATCAAAACCCCTTGACAATGGCGGCGGGCTATGGGACACTTGACAGGACGCCGACGCGACCCGACCGAACGGGGCGACGCGGCGGACTAGTGAGGTGTCGCAATGGCGACCCAGACCAGCAAGGCCGACCCGAAGGTCAGCGCCCGCGCCGCTAGCGTGTGGCTGTCCGAGGTGTTGGGCCGACCTGTCACCGCTAAGCAAGTGCGGACGGTGGCGCGGGACACAATGCCCGCCTATCAGGACGAGGCGTACACGCAGCACGCCTACAGCAAAGCCGACCTGTTGGCCTTGCTCGCGGCGTTCCAGTCGCGGACCACCCGGCGAGGCGCGAGCATCGCGGGGTCAGGACCGGACGGGCAAGTGGTCGCGTCCGATGTGGCCGCGAGCGTCGGGATCGGCGCGGAGGACCTCAAGTGACCCGGACCGATCAGGCCGGGCCGTGGCAGGACCTTCGGGACCTGTTGACCCTTGACCCGTGCGCCATGTGCGGCGCACCAGCGGCGGGCGTCCTGTCCGCCCCTAGTGCGGGAGTCCGGGCGCGCCTGTGCGTCCATTGCGTCCGGGCGGTGCTGTCACCGCTGGCCGACGCGCTCCCTGCCGACTGGCCGCCGGAGTTCTAGCGGCCCGATCGGGCGGGCTGGCCTACGGGCCGGTCCGCCCACCCCGCCCGCGTAGGCGCCGCCCGCGTAGGCCATCCCCGTTTTTTTTGGCCGTGTATAGAGCCTGTTACAGATCCAGAAGTAGTTTGATGATTGCGTAAGATGTGTTGCCTTTTGTCCAGTCTGGCGCTATTTACATGAACGGCATCACGAGGCTCCTGATTGGGCCTAAAAGGAATCTTACCAGGCCCTCTAATGGTACCACTGGTATTTAATCAGTTTGATGACATTTTGGGCAAACACGCGGCATTCTGGAGCTGTAGTTTGGCTGATGATGATGCGAAGTAAGCTTATCCTCATCAAACTGAATTTTCCCGCGTATAGGGAAATTCCAGATTTGTATATGAAGATGAGGGAAGAGAAATGATGTAAGCTCTTCCCGCAGCAAAGTTGATCCTTGACAACTGAGATGCGTAGGTTTAAAATATTCCTGCAGGCTCGTAAACTTAACAACCGAACTGGAACTACCCACTGGGTTCCAAACGGGAAGAGCTCTCAACTAAGCTTCCCGTCAAACTTCCGTCCAAACGGTCAAGTGGGTCGATCCAGTTTCTTAGTCGGTTCTACGGGAAGAGTTGAAGGGACAGCTACCCAAATGCTGGAGGTAAACTTTCAAGACATCCTCTATCAGGGTAAATCGAGCTGTCTCGACTCCCCGTTCTACGAGCTCAAGGACCCATACGGACACATCTTCTGTGGACCCTGCTCAATCCGGCACCAGTTCTTGGTCGAGATTCCCTCCCAAGTGACGATGCGGAAGCTCTCAGATGCTGGAACACCGGACTTCAACCCTCACTTCAACGGTCATTTACTCGTCGTTCTCGGCCTCTTCCCGCCGAACTCAGGCGAACAGATGCACAAGTTCAGGGAACGCCGGAAGAAGATATCACAACCGATCAAGGGACTCTTTCCAACGACATCAGCTCTGTGGCAACTGATGGGTAATCAACCGCCTCTGGCCATCCCGCTCCTGGAGTTCTGCCAGGGGTACAACGAGGTTTCCATTGCTGAGCGGCATTCTTGGAGCCTCTGGAGCGTTCAGGAGCGGTTGGGGAAGGGATCGCGGGCTGTCACGCGTACTGTCTATGGTCGCGCCCGCGCGTAAGGAGGCTCAGATGACCGAAGATGGTGCGCCTCAGGCGCCGCGCAAGCAGATCATTATCACTTTCCAGGATGGATGTAACATCCGCGGTGAGGGAGTCCAGCAGTCGGACATCTACCTGGCCGCTTGGATGATGGAAGCCTGGGCACGGGAGGTCCGAGCGGACGAGGTGAAGCAGATGCAGGCTCATTCGAAGCAGCTGCTAGTTCCTCACGCCTCGCCCGCCGCGCGAGCTCTCGGACGGGAGCAGTAATGGCGAAACAGCAACTAGTCATGCCCATCGAACAACAGTCCGGGCAGGTTCGCAACCGTCTACCTGTGGCGAACGCCGGGCTGACGATCATCAACCCTCAGGGTAAGGACTTCGAGGATCATCAAGAGGATATGGAGCGGAAGCGCCTTCCATATTCTGCGATGCAAGCACATATGGAGATGGCAGCACAGGCCCTTGCGGTTGGGGCGACCGTAAAGATGGCGGCTGCCTATGCCGGGGTTTCTCGGCGTCAGGTGAAGAAGTACTTGGCCTCGGCCGACTTCCGAGCTCGCGTCGAGGAACTCCGCAACCTCCTCGTCTCCCGCCTCCGCGGCAAGGTTATCCGCGAACTCAACCGCCGGACCTCGCCAGAGAAGATCGCACAGATGGACTTGCTCGACATCCTCCGCATTGGAGATCGCGTGGGACTCGGGCGTGGCGAAAACATAGCCGAGAGGGACAGTGGAACTAGCAACTACGATCGGCTCATCCAGCAGATCTTCCTTGTTGGACAGGGGCGGGACCAAGGCGAAGATTTTCCGCTCTACGGGTCTGAAAGTCTTCCCCTACCAGGCACCGATTCACCAGTCGACTAAGCGATTCAGACTGATCGACGGGGGACGGCGAATCGGGAAGTCAGTCATGGGTGGGCGCGAGGCGTTCGCGCAAGCCATGATCCCGGGCTCCTACATCTGGATCGTCGGTCCCAGCATGGACTTGGCGGAGAAGGAGTTCCGGGTTGCCTGGCGGCTGATCGTTGAGAAAGGGCTCATCCCAGTACGACGGAAGTCGGAACGCGAGCTTTTCATCCAAATGGAGAACGGCTCGTTCATTGAATGCCGGTCCGAGGAGAACCCGGACCAGCTGATCGGCGAAGGGCTGGACCTAGTGGTTCTCGCAGAGGCGGCACGGCTCAAGTACCGCACCTGGGATCAGTATATTCGACCAGCCCTTGCCGATCGAAAAGGAAAAGCATTCTTTACCTCCACGCCGCGAGGCTTCAACTGGTTCTGGGACCTGTGGAGGATGGGGACCGAAGGCGAAGAGGAATACGACGAGGACTGGCAAGCGTGGATGATTCCGTCCTCTGCAAATCCACTGCTGGGTGATGAGGAGATCGCAAATGCCCGGAAAAGCTCGACGCCGGAATCGTTCGCCCAAGAATGGGAAGCAAAGTTCATCGCCTATGGCGGCCTCGTCTTCCCAGAGTTCGACGCTAACGTTCACATTCGTGGTCATCGGTGGAATGAGTTCCAGAAAACTTACCTCTGGGTGGACCCGGGCCTTTCCGCCCCGTACGCTGTTCTTCTAGTTCAGGTCACCTCGGACGAAGAAGTTCATGTCATCGACGAGATTTACAAGACGGGTCATACTACCGACAAGATCATTACACTCGCGGAGGATCGGTGGCGGCCGTACATCCACCTTGGTGGTCATCCTAGGGAGGATCTAGAGGTCATTATTGACCCGGCCGCTGCCGAAGCTGCAGCTACTTGGCGATTAAGGGGCTACAAGGCGTGGGGTTCGAAGCCGAAGATCAAGCACGGCATCGAAGTCCATCACCAGATGCTCCGGGACCCACTGCGAAGCTCCGAAGAGGAAGTGGTCCCACGCATTACATACGATCCGCGGTGCACAAACGCCATCAAGGAGCATGGACTCTACCATTATCCTGATGAATCGAGGAAACGCATCCTAACCAACGCCTCCGAGCTGCCTGTGGACGTGGACAATCACGCCATCGACGCTTGCCGGTACGGTTACTTCAACGTCTTCCCCGAACTGTTCAACCAACAGGAAAAGAAAGAAGAAATCTACTACGTTGAATACGAGGACCTTGGGCTAGAGAGGGTGAGTCTAGGGGATTACTGAGATGGCAGCCACAGACATCTTCGATGTTACGCTTGCTGGGATCAAGACTGACTATCAGGTTCGCCTGATCAAGCGTAGCGACCGATGGTGGTGGTTCGTCATTCATAAGACCTCGCCTGACCCCATCTGCGTCCGCGGTGACGCTCTCGATCCTGAAGGTGCCATCGGACAAGCGATGTACGAGGCCAGGAAACTGCTTCGAAGGGACCGATGAATCCACTACAGCAATTCATTCTAGATGTTACCGGGGTTGACGAGGTCGTTAGCGGCCTTGAGGAAGATAACGCTGCGCTCCAGAAGGCCATCGAGAGCGTAGACGGTCAAAATCGCCTCTTGGTTCGCCAAATTGAGGATTTGGACTACCTCAACCTCTACGACATCCGGAATATCACTGAAGTCATCCCCGCCGGCAAGCGGAAGGACACAATCAACCGTCTTCGGCGCCTTCGACACGAGAATCCGCTCGCCAAGCAGGCTGTGCAGCTGATTAAGCGCTTCACACTCGGCAAGGGGATTCAGTGGACGATCGATGATGAAGCCGTCAGCAAGGTCTTCATGGAGTTTTGGAACGATCCGGAGAACCGGGCGGTCCTGACGACCCACGAGGCGATGAAAGAGCTTCTGGATGAGACGCTGACCGATGGTGAGAAGTTCCTCAGCGCCTTCATCGGTCCAGCGGCGCCCTATGTGAAGTTGGCCGAGATTCCGATCGAGGAAGTTTCACACATTCTCTACGATCCGAACAACCGACACATCCCGATCTGGTACAAGCGGACCTACACCGAAACTAAGTTCGATGGCAAGACCGACCAGTTCGAGGTGGCGACTCGGCCCGTCACTAAGTACTACCTCGACCACAGGGTTACTGAAGACAAGCTCAAGGAAGTTAGTGCTAGCATCCGGATTCCGGCGAGCAAGATCGCAAAGGATGAAAAGGGCCAGCCGATCCGCATTATTCACATCTACATCAATGCGATCGAGGGCCGAGCGGGTAAGCGCGGGGTAAGTGAACTCTACGCGAGCCGTGAGTGGTTCAAGGTCTTCAAGGAGTTCATGGAGAACCGGGCCGCTATCAACGCGGCAGCGACCTCCATCGCCATGAAGCGGAAGGTGAAGGGCGGACCCACCGAGGTCACCCGATTCACCGGCCAGATCGGTGGCGTGGATGTTGGCCGGGATCAGGACTCAGAGATTAAGACCCTCACCCGACCTGTGGCCGGCGGCATCTACGACTACAACCCGGCCGTCGACCTCGAGTGGATGAAGACAGATACCGGTGCCGCTCAGGCGAAGGAGGATGCTCGACTGCTCCTCATGGTCGCCGGAGCTGGCATGAGCACGAATATCCACTACTTCGGAGAAGGCGGCGACGCCAACCTCGCAACCGCACAGGCCATGGAACTTCCGATGGTCAAAGCCTACGAGGATTGGCAAACCTGGTTCAAGCAGTCCGTACTCTATATGGTCGCCCGCTTCGTTTTCGAGCAGGCGTTCCCTAGTGGCCTACCTGGGCAATCTGCCGTTACCGAGGCGGCCATTGACCCGGACGACAATAGTGAGGATAAGGCCCAAAAGCCCAAAACTCCGGAATCGATCCTCGCGTGGGCCTTCCCGCCCATCATCTCGAAGGATATCGTCAAGATTATGACCGGTTACGCAACTTTGGTGACCCAAATCGCCCGAGATAGCGTGACCGCTCAGCAAGCCGCGGTGAAAGGGGCGATGGGCGCCCTTGAGATCTCTAACATGGATCAAATCCTGCCAGAGGTCGACAAGGAGCTCGAGGAGATCGCCCAGCAGAAGGAAGAACAGAAACTGCTCATGCAGCAGAACCTGGCGGCAGGTCCCAAGCCAGAGCAGAACGGGAAGAACGGAAACGGGAAAGAACCGCCGGGTTCTAAGGGAGTGGGATTCCAGCGAGCCCAAGCGACAGGTATTGATGCTGATACACGCAGGATAGCGACGGGAGGCCCGCCAATCCGGCGCGGTAAGCGAGAGACGAGCTCTTAGGCTGTGCCGGCCATGAAGGGGTGGGCTATTGGACCT